AGGACAAAAATCTTACATTTTCGGATTTCAGAACACTAATTATTAATACCTTACAAGGTAAACTCGATAAGGAAGGGGCGGTTACTGAAAAGACCGACGGTCAGAACATAATGATAAGTTGGAAGAATGGTAAACTTATTGCTGCTCGAAACAAAGGACACATAAAAAATCATGGAGCCAACGCACCTGATATCAAGGGTATACAATCCATGTTTGCTGGACGAGGTGAGATAGAAAAAGCGTTTGTATTTGCCATGAGAGATTTACAAAAGGCTATAGGTAAACTAAGTGAAAAACAAAAAAATAAGATATTTGATGAGGGTAAGAAATTTATGTCATTAGAGGTCATTTATCCGAAGACCGCTAACGTAATCCCTTATGATAAATCCTTATTACAATTTCATGGAACAATCGAATATGATGTCAACGGAACACCTATTGGTGAGGATAGGGGAAGTGCTAGAACCTTAGCAGGTATGATAAAACAAATAAATCAAAATATTCAAAAAGCGTTTCAAATTGAAAAACCTTTCGTCACAAATTTACCACAAGTAAAAGATTTCAGTAGAAGACAAAAGTATTTTTTGGGTAAGTTAAATAAATTACAAAAACAGTTTGGATTACGTGGAACTGATACCTTAGCTGATTATCATCAGGCTTATTGGATGGAGTTTATATTCAATGCTGGAAAACAATACAAGTATAATATCCCAAACAATATACTTGGTAAATTGACAAAAAGATGGGCTTTTTTAGATAAATCATACAAAATACCAGATATCCGAAGGGAGATTACTAATAAGAATTTTCTAGATTGGGTTTTGAGGACTGATAAATCAGACCTCAAGGGTTTACAGAAAAAACATATCAGAGATTGGGAGGTTCTGTTTTTTGAGTTAGGTGCTGAAATCTTATCTAATTTAAGTGATTTTATTGCGGCTAATCCTGATAAGGCTGCTCAGAAAATAAGAAAAGATTTAGCAAAAGCAATCAACCAAGTTAAAACTTCAAAAGACCCGAAAGTAATAAATACCTTGAAGGTTCAACTAGATAGGTTGAATGCAATCGGTGGTTTGAAATCAGTTGTTCCAACTGAGGGTATCACATTTGTTTTCAAGGGTAAGTTGTATAAATATACTGGTGCCTTTGCACCAGCTAATCAAATTCTAGGAATGTTGAAGTTCGTATAGGAGTTATAATGGCAAGAAGTAAAGAAAACGTTAGACAGAATAAAGCAATGCAAGAGATACTACGAGGAGGAACACCTGAAAGAAGAGTGTTTGTTGCAATGGAAGATGTGGGTGAAAAGAATGCGAGAAAGCTAATCAATAAAAAAGAAAGAAAAGAAGCCGAGGAAAGGACAAATGCTTTGAAAGAGGCTAGGATGCCGTGGTTTTGTCCCAAATGTGACAAGGTGATGAAAAAAAATATTGACAATAAGATGTGGGGTTTATACGGACATTGTTCGGAATGTCAAGTACAATTTGAAAATAGATTGACCATTGATGGTAAGTATGATGAATGGGTTGCTGAAGTTGAAAAACAAAATCAATTATCATGGATTAAAGACCAAAAAGAAAGTATTGAAGAATTTAAAAAACAAGAAGCACCTGAATTTTATCAACAGTTTAGACCTGATGGACATTCGATAGATAAAGAAAAATGGGATATTGACAAAAATCATATTCTGAGACAAGCTGATGAAGCATTAGAATATTTACAAAAAATGGAAGATTCTTTAAAGTAATATATTTATATATAAGGTAATTTTTAACTAATCGGAGAGATTGAATGGAAATAGAAAGAGGAACTGGAATATCTGGTAGAACCAAACCTACCAATGAAATCGGGCAAAACGTCGCCAAGTTCTGTAGGGTTAGGACACTCAACAGTGGTAGTTTTTTTGCTACTGGTTCTGAAAGGGGTAATTCAGGTTTCGTGATACAAACACCAGGTGATGTCGAGATACACCCTCATAAAGGGGATGTGATACAAGCAAATACTTTATCAACCGGTGTGGTGTATGAAATCGGTGTTCACTTTATTTCTGGTAGCGGAACTGTACATGTGCTATATCCCTAATGAATAGAAATAAAAAAGGACAATTGAAAGATGTAATAAAAAAGGAATACATCAAGTGCGCCTCAGATCCGATATATTTTCTAAAAAGGTATTGTTTTATTCAACATCCCATCAAGGGTAAGATACCTTTCGCATTATACGATTTTCAAGAAAAGACGATAGAGGATTTTGTTCAACATAGATTCAACGTTATTCTGAAGGCTCGTCAGCTTGGTATATCAACAATCACAGCTGGATATTCTCTGTGGATGATGACATTTCACCAAGACAAAAATATACTAGTGATTGCGACGAAACAAGAAGTTGCGAAAAATTTAGTCACTAAAGTGAGAGTAATGCACGCCAACTTACCCTCTTGGTTGAAACAAAAATGTGTTGAGGATAACAAGCTGTCCTTAAGGTATAAAAATGGTTCACAGATAAAAGCTGTATCTAGTGGTGAGGACGCTGGTCGTTCAGAGGCATTATCACTTCTTGTTTTGGATGAGGCTGCGTTTATCGATAAAATAGATACAATATGGGCTGCTGCTTCACAGACATTATCAACCGGTGGTCAATGTATTGCTCTGTCCACACCCAATGGTGTTGGTAATTGGTTTCATAGGACTTGGATGGACGCAGAGGATGGATTGAATGATTTCAATTTTATCAAACTCCATTGGACTGTCCATCCTGATAGAGCAGAGGATTGGAGAAAAGAACAAGATACTCTCTTGGGCCCGTCTCTGGCCGCTCAAGAATGTGATTGTGACTTCATCACGTCTGGTCAGTCTGTGGTCGATGGTTTGATATTGGAAGAATATAAGAATACACAGGTAAAAGAACCTGTAGAAAAAAGAGGAATTGATAGTAATGTTTGGATTTGGGAACCTCCAAATTATACAAAGGATTACATAGTGTGTGCAGACGTCAGTCGTGGTGACTCTTCAGATTATTCGGCATTCCATATAATCGATGTTGAAAATTTAGAACAAGTAGCTGAATACAAAGGTAGAATGTCCACTAGAGATTTCGGTAATTTATTAGTCAATATATCTATAGAGTATAATGACGCATTGTTGGTTGTTGAGAATAACAATATAGGTTGGGCGACCATTCAACAATGTATTGACCGTGAATACCAAAATTTATTTTACATGAGTAAAGATTTACAAATAGTAGATATCCATAGACAGATTAATAATAAAATCAATAGAGCTGAAAAACAATTAGTTCCAGGCTTTACATTGACACAAAAGACCAGACCTTTGGTTATTGCTAAGTTGGAAGAATTTTTTAGAGAAAGATTGGTAACTGTTCGTTCTAATAGATTGATTGATGAATTATTTGTGTTTATCTATAATGGTAATAGGGCTGAAGCAATGACAGGATATAATGATGACTTAGTAATGTCTTTTGGAATGGGTCTATGGATACGTGAGACAGCTTTGAGATTGAGAGCAGAAGGAATTCAATTACAAAAGAAAGCAATGAGCAGTATAACATCAAATCAAGGTGTTTATACACCAAAAAACAACCAGAACGATTCTTGGACAATGGAAATAAACAAAAAACAAGAATCATTAGATTGGTTACTTTAACTAAAGAGGTAAAAAATGGCTGATACAAGTTTATTCAGTAGACTACGAAGATTATTTTCTACAAACGTCATAGTTAGAAACGTCGGTGGTAGAAAATTAAAAATAAGTGATACGAGTAGGACACAATCCTACCAAAAAACGAATCTGGTAGATAGATATCAGAAAATATTCACCGGTGCAGGTCTTAGTGGTTACTCCGATGCGTTGATGACAAAATCAATTAGATTGAATCTTTTCAAAGATTATGAATCTATGGATACCGACGCAATAATTTCATCGGCGTTAGATATATACGCTGATGAGTCCACCATGAAATCAGAGTACGGAGAAGTATTACAAATCAATACAGATAACGACCAAGTCAAAGAAATATTACACAATCTGTTTTATGATATTGTCAATATTGAATTTAATTTATGGCCTTGGATTCGTAATATGTGTAAATACGGAGATTTTTTCTTAAAATTGGATATAAGTGAAAAGTTTGGTATAACAAATGTGGTTCCCTTATCTGTATACGATGTATCAAGAATTGAAGGTATGGATCCAGAGAATCCTGAATATGTAAAATTTTTAATCGAAGCCTCGACAAATGAACACAGGTATAAACAAGAACAATCACCGACAAAAGAAGAACTAGAAAATTACGAGGTAGCACATTTCAGACTATTATCTGATTCAAACTATCTACCCTATGGTAAGTCACAGATTGAGGGTGGAAGAAAAATATACAAACAATTAACTCTTATGGAAGATGCCATGTTGATTCACAGAATCATGAGAGCACCAGAAAAAAGAGTTTTTAAATTAGACATTGGTAACATACCACCTGCTGAAGTTGATAATTACATGCAAAAAGTAATAAACAAAATGAAGAAGGCACCTGTCGTCGATGAAAATACCGGTGATTATAATTTAAAATACAATATGCAAAACATAACAGAGGACTTTTTCTTACCAGTTCGTGGTGGGGATAGTGGGACTAGTATTGATTCACTACCAGGTCTTACATATGAGGCAACGGATGATATAGAATATTTAAAAAATAAACTTTTGGCCTCACTTAGAATACCTAAGGCTTTTCTTGGTTTTGAAGATCAAATAGGTTCGAAGGCAACATTAGCGGCTGAGGATGTTAGATTTGCCAGAACGATTGAAAGGATACAAAGAATCACATTATCGGAGTTGACAAAAATAGCGATAGTTCATTTATACGCACAAGGTTATCAAGATGCCGAGCTAACAAACTTCGAGTTGACTCTAACTAACCCATCAACTATTTATGAACAGGAAAAGATAGAACTTTGGAATAATAAATCATCGTTGGCAGATTCAATGTTACGAGACGGATTGTGTTCTTCGGAATGGATATACAAAAATATATTTAATTTTACTGATGATGAAATAAAAGAAATGGATGAACAGATTGCCTTTGACTATAAAAACAAATTCAGAAGACAACAGATTGAGCAAGAGGGTAACGACCCTGCTAAAAGTGGAGAGTCTCAAGGGACTCCATCGGATTTAGCCTTAGGTAGAACCGGTCATGAATTGGACGATGAGGGAGGTTCCGAAGAGGGCGGACAACCAGGTGCTGGAAGGCCTAAGGAGGCTAATAAGTATGGTAAGGATAGTGGAATCAGAGGTAGAGACCCGTTGGGTTCTCACGATAAGAAAAAAGGGGGTAGTGGTTCACCGAAATACGGTAAGGCACTCGCTCTAGCTCACTATGATTCTTTGAAAAAATCAATGAATTTTAATAAAAAAGACAGAGAAATCATAACAGAGGTGTCTGAATTGGAAGAAGAGTACCAAAATGAGGTAAGTTCTTTCAGTAATGATAAATCAAATGACTAATTATTGTTTAACTTTATATTTATTTATGAATAAATATACATATGTACGGAGTAATCTACAATGGCTCGAAAAATAAAACATTCTAAGATTAAGAATACTGGCATTCTTTTTGAATTGTTGACACGACAAATAACTGCGGACGTCTTAGCCGGTAAGTCTACAAAATCAGTTGGAATATTAAAAAAGTTTTTTAACGAAAAAACAGAATTAGGTAAGGAACTTGAGTTATACAAAATATTATCAGAGAAAAATTATAACTCCGAGTTAAAAGCAAACGATCTATTGAATGTTGTTATAAAACAAAGAATCAAACTTAGTAATTCAAATCTTCGTAGAGAGAAGTATAATTTGATTAGCTCTATCAAAGAAAATTATAACGTTACAGATTTCTTTAATGGTAGAATACCAAACTACAGATTATTAGCTTCAATATACAATGTATTTCAATCAGAAACGACAGATGAAAAATTTAAGGCCGACCATTTAGTAAACTCAAGATTTACTGTTTTGGAGCATATTACAAATAAAAAAATAGATGGTGATAAAATAAAGGAAAAGGTCATAAAAGAATATAGTAAACAAGATAAAGATTTGAGATTATTAGCTTATGAAATATTGGTTGATAAATTCAATAAAAAATATAAATC